TAGCGTTGACTGCGCTACGCATACTTGCATCCCTCGAAGCACACCATGCATAGTAACCCGCGCTTTTGAACTGGGTTTCTTTTTCTAGCATATTCATGACAACTCCGTTTTCTCAGTGTATGAATCTATTATACGCCCAAACCGAATTATTGTCAAATTTTGGCGTTCAGTAGGGGAATAAGTGCCATGATTAGTTACTCCAATACGCTTCGCTAGCAGGGTTACAACACCAAGGAGTATCCTCGGCAATCTCAACATCCTTACCAGTCATCAGGTTCTTGACGACCTTAGTACCAACCGGGCCATATTTGAGTTCGAACCAAGATTCTTCCACAAAGTTGTAGACAAACTTACCTGCGTTCCGATTAGAACAGGTAGCACTACGCTTGGCACCTGCCTTGGTCTTGAAATAACGCTTGTCTTGATTAGGAAATTCAGTGTGAAAAACAACGAACATTTTCTGCTCCGTTAGTTAACTGTCTATGTATAGATTATATGCCCAAAATCATTTATTGTCAAGCCAAAAAAATACCCCCTTTCGGGGGCTTTGTGGTAATGAAACCTTACTTCTTAGCGCCTGCGTTGACGAAGGCATACATCTTTTCTGCTGTGGCCAGTACTTGTTCAAGTCCAGGGAACTTAGGCATTTCTACTGTGGTAACAACTGTCCCGGTCTTTTCATCACGCTGTGCCGAGATTTCCCAACCATGGAATTTAGCGTGGTATTCTTCCATCATAAGGCTTTTGGCCATATCGAGGATTTCTGTGCGGATTTCATAACCATTGCGGTTAAATTTAACTTCGGGAAGTTTTGGTGTGTAGTCTGACATTTTATTTCTCCTATGTGTGTGTAATGTCAATCCGTAAAGTGGATTAGTCTTTCTTTGGAAAGTATCTCTCTGTGATACAATCCATAGAATAGTGGGCAAGATCAACTGCATTATCGGTCAGCATCTTGGCAAATTCTGTTTGACTATTGATATAATTATGAGCGGCCCTATTTAGTGTAGGATCTGTAATGATCTTATCAGTTAAATCACGCTTGACACCTTGAAATGCATCAATAAAAAATGCTGCATTCATTGTGGGCTTGAACCATGGTAGTAAGGGATTAATCATGATGTAATATTTATCTTATTTAAATTTCTCAGGGAAATTTAAAATTTCCCATTCTTCATCTGTAACGGGCCACATTATGGATGAACCTCAAAGTTTTTAGGGTCAAACTTTAAAAAATAGCGTAATACTATAATGAAGTTTAACAAATTCATAGTTCAATAATAATGATGTTGTTTATTATGTTTACGATAAGCGTAAACAGCTTCAGTCCAAGTTATCAAAAACTCGTAAAATTTACGAATACCAATCATGATGCTCTCCTTCCATATGTGAACTGTTTGATAAGATTATCTACATCTCCACCGTGAGCAGGGTTGTGTGCAATAATGAATCTTTCCAAATCAGTTTGGTGATTACTAAAACGATCTAATAAATTAATAAACTTCTCAAATAATGTAAACATTGTATGTTCTCCTTTTTAATTGGTAGTTACTTTTGGTTCCTACTTAGTATTTAGTCCATTTTTTGTGCGTTGCATCATTTTATATTCTAAAAAATGGGGATTTTATCCCCATTTCGTGTCGTACTTTCTAAGTGCTAAGTACCTAGATAATAATAACCTAAATTTAATATAATTATTTAATTCAGGTTCTATTACCTTTTTTGGTATAATGATATCACGACGGTATCCTGCATGAAAATCTAAATCCTCAGCAGTAGTACCATCGTCATCATCATCTAAACAAAAATTACTTAGCTGCCGGTGCGACGGTGGTAGCTGGCGCAGCAGCCTTTGTGTCGGCCTTGGCAGGAGCCTTGTCTTCACTTTTGGCAGGCTTTGCAACATCATGCTTGTCCTGTTTGGTAACTGCATCCATTTTGACTGGAGCAGCAGGTGCCTTAGCAGGAAGCTTAAGCTCAGCAGGAGCAGCTGGCTCAGCAGCAAAAGCGGTAACAGCAAAAAGACCAGCGATTAAAGTTGCGATTGTTTTCATTTGTTTTTCCTTTATAAAAAATGAAATGTAGAATTTTGCATCTACATATATATTAACGTGCGAACTACAGATTCCGTTGACAGATTCTAAAAATTTTTTACCCAATTTAAACATAAATACTAGATGTTATACATAGCTTACAAAGGCATTTTTGATGGTCAAAATTTTGACAATGCCAACACCCCTAAACAAATTACAAATGCATTTAATGCAGGTTTTTCCTGCATGGTTGATGTGTGGAGAATAGATGGTATATTGTATCTTGGTACTACTGAACCAAATATTGAAGTAACTCCGAAATATCTGCAAGGTAAAAGATTTTGGATTAATGCGATCAATACTGAAATGCAAGAATGGATTGTTACTCAACCGGCTAAATTATATCCAAATTATTTTTGGTTTAACAATGTTAATGAAAACAATCCAACTACTACTAGCGGTGGTCAAATCATTACTCCAGGCACCATTGCCATAAATAATTATAGTATTGTTTTCCTTCCTGAAATTAATGATCGAGGGCTATTCAGTACCGTACATTTGCATTGTTATGGAGTATGTAGCTCATACCTATCGTTTATTAAACGAATGCGTAATGAAGGTGAGTGGTATTAACGACCTCTACCAGTTCTACGCACTACACTAGATCCACTAAAACCTTTTGTATTTGGCTTAGGAATTTTAGGTTGATTATATGTCTGATTTTTTTTCGTAGGCAGTGTAATTTTTGGTTTCTTAGTTTTATCTTCTTCTGTCATTTTGGCACCTCTAGTTATTTGAAAAGTTTACTAAACCAACTTTTATCTTTTTTAAAGACTTTGGCTTTTACTAATTCAATGTATTCATAAGACATACTATACAATTTTTGTAAATTTTGATTTGGTAATAGATTTTTTACAGATACACATTGTGCTGAAGCCGCAATTATTTCACTAGATAATAATTCTTTTTCTAAAACTATAGTGCTACCATCAGCCGCTTCAAATTTTACCATAAATAATGGATCACCTCGTTTTATAACTAAAGGCCCCGAGCTATCATATACTTCTACTGCATATTCTACAGGTCTAATCCATCTAGTAATATCAAAACTACCCGGTATTAGGCCATATTTGTTTGGCTGTAGTATCATGGGAACCGATGAAACTGTAACCGGGACTTTGCTGTCCGTAATAAAAATATATCTGGGAGGCAAAGCTACCACTAAAGGATCATTGGGACTCGTAGCATCGTGCAAAAATACAGCGTCATAATCTGCAAAATACAACTCATCATATTCCTTAACTTTAACATTATTATTTCTAGATACTTCAAAATTAAAATTACCCGAACTTTTGATTACAAAAGTGTTTTTTAAGTGGTTAATAAAAGCTGGGCATTGTAAGTACTTGCTACCATCTCTATTTGACAGTAAATATTTAAATGCAGGCTCCGGAGGAAAATGTGTAATTTCTTCTCCGTATACCGTCTTATCAGGAGAATACGCAGGCATCCATTTAACCGTTATGGTTTTTTTATTGATCATCTTTTTACCTTTATAGATTCTAAATAATTTGGCACAGTGCCATATAAACTTATCATCATTGCAATTTTACTGTCAAACAACTTAATACGTGGTTTGTCGTTAAGCTCACTTGTTGGATGTTTTCTATTTGCATCAATATAGTAAGGACATTTAATTTTTTTATTTAATTCTAATAAGTATTCGTGCCATCTACCTGCAGGTGCTAACAAGTCATATTCGTAATATTCAATTTCCGCTAATAAAAATGCGGATAAACCTTCTTCTTTTAATCTAAGTCCTTCTTGTCTACCTGTTAACCACCATTTAAACATAAGCTGTTCAATGGATAATGCACTATCAACAAACAAATGTTTAGGTATTTCTGCTAGTACAGCTTCGGTAATATATTGCTTTACAGATTTACGCGGAGTCATCTGGGTAAACACATGTCCCTGAATTCATGAACACTACAGTAAACTTGTCTGTTTTAAACTGTGAATTCAATCTACGACATAAATTTCTAGCGTGACCTGGATTAGAGAAACTTGTTTTTTTGTATTTAGGTGTGGCTTCGTTATCTAAGTAATGTTGAGATTTAAAATTTATAGGTTGGTTATCATAAAACACAGCCCAAATACCAAATGCTTCTACAATTTGATCACACTTGTATGTATTTTTATCTACTATCTCCATTAATACTTTGGGTTTAGTTCTACTCATTTAAACTTGCCGCCCCTAATCTCTATTTTAATTTCTTCCGTAGATTCTTTTTTCTCATTATTTTTGTTGTAAAAATCAACAAGGATACTTGCTAGTTCATCACGCAATATTCTAGCCTCATTAATTGGAATTACAACATCTTTACTATGTTTACTTTCCGTCAATGATACTTTTTCAATAAATCTTTTAATTTGAATCATAAGGTATTTATCAACCCTTCTGCCTCAGTCTTTGTGAGGAAGGGCCCAAGATATTTATATCGTTGAACGAAAATATACTTTGGACAAAACACAACTTCATTTTCCTGAGACTGATTAATAACAAACCAACCAGCCGCATAATAGCATTTGCTTTTTTTAGTTTTAGTAAACAAATGTAGTTTACGTTTAATATCTAGTATAGAATTATAAAATTTATTTGAAGTAGGAAAGTTATAAAAAGGTAAGTCAGATTTGACATTAGATTTTAGTGATTCAAATTCAATTAGTGTATACTTCTTAATATCATTGGTAGTTTTAAAAAAATGACTGTTACCATTTAATTTTAAATTATACCCTGAATCTTCAGCCGTTACATTACCTACTTTCTTCTCACCATCAGTAACTACCCAATATTGATTTTTAATTACTGTTTTAGCAATCAATGACTTATTCATTTACACTCCGTTGTTCACAAATATTTCCTTTATAAGGATTGTTGAGCCATTTGGCATATGTTTCAGCCTGCTCACTGATTTTAGTTAATTCGTACTTACCACAAAACCGCATGAAATGCACACCAACTTGTGGAGTAGTATTTATACGAACTTCGGACCTGATACGCTGATCTACTTCAACTTTAATATCTTCAGGTTGTGCAGTCAAATCAATTAATGTACGATTACGTTCGTAACAATCTCTAACACGATGTTCAACACCTTCATGGTCTACCCAACGTTGAAGCATCATGTTATTCCAACTAAAGCCTTGCTTAGTACGATCCGCATAAGCTTCAATCAATCCAATTTTATTCTTACTACCTTTAGTGCGTACACCTGGATAAGCACTGAATACATTATCAGTAGAATCACCACGCATACATTTTTCAAATAGATGAAATTGTGGATCACCTAACAATTTAGGTTCTTTGGTTTTCTTATCTAGAACCAACCTTCCTTTTTCATCATGGTATCCTTCGGTAGTGATAAGTTGGTTAGTGATACCGTTGTATTGATTGACGTTTTCATTAATAAGTTGGATATAATCAGTGTCAGAAGAAATAATATAATGCGTATCATCAGGATGTAAATGAATAAAACGGGCAATAATATCATCGGCCTCAGCCCGTTCATGTCTGAGTACGCTGACATTGGTTTTTTCACGCAAGAATGTGGTAAACATATCGTATGTTTCCCAAAACATTTTATTTTCTTCGATATCCGCATCAGTCATAACGGATTCATCAAGTTTACGATTTGCCTTATATGGCTTATAGTAATCTTTTCTCCATGATTTTCCCTCCAAGCAAAATACAATATGATCAATTTTAAATTTTTTAACTACCTGATTTACACTTGCTAATGTAAGATGAAGGGCCATTCCCACTTTCTCCTCAACTGTACTATTGCGGCTAGCAATATGCCGAGCACGAAAGAAGGTATTTGCGGTATCGATTAGTGCGTATTTCATGTGTGTATTATATACTGATATTTAGAAAAAGTCAACCCTTGGTATATGTATTTAAAAAATCTTGTTGTCGTTGAGTTTTCAACATATGAACGTTCGGGCAAGTGGTAGCATGATTTGAAGGATCGTTGTTGTAACGATTACCGTCAATATGGTCGACTTGAAGGGTAGTCTTCCAATCATCAATAAAATCACCTAATTTATCTGTATCATCACCGTATTGAGCGATATAGCCCTTAATAGCTTGTTCAAAACAAGTACCCTTACAGGCTTCGCAATAATCTTTTCGGAATAATGAGTTTAATTGACCTCTGTCAAAAGCCAACCTCAAACCCGAAATCAATTTTTTTGGATCTTTTTTCCCAAACACACCTTTAAGAATATAATCAATACCTTCTACCATATCAAAAGTGTCTTCGGTGTAAAACTCCTCAACTAATTTCATTAATTCAGTATCTTGTGGAAGAATAGCGTATGAGGTAGAAAGTAAAGAATAATATGAACACATGACCGATTTAACTTCATCTGAAGCTTTCATTTTACGAATGAAGTCGATACCGATCGCATGATCCCTAAAGAAAGGTAAACGACAGGTACGTGCAACAAATTGTGTATAGTTATTATGAATTCTTTTTTGGGCTGGAACCTTACAAACGACTGCTGTAAGTAATCGAGGAATATTAATACCCATTTTCCCCGAATCTACTACAAGCATTACCAATGGTCGATTGGTATATTCCGAACTGTTTGCTAACTTAATACCATGACTCATACGTTTGATTGGGTTACCATCAAAGTGCTTTTTATCTGAAGTAGAAACAAATAATACCGCGTCAATTCGTTTGACAAACTCGGTAACCTCTTTCATGACTGCACTAATTGGGATCCCGTTGACTGCATTACTACGGCCCAAACTAATGATAATACCTGGCATCATTTTAGGTATATCATCAGAAACGGAATCCCAAATGTCTTGGGGAATTAAGGATTGCTGGGTACGAACTTCGTTTACTTGCCAAGTAAAAGTCTTAAATGCAGCTTCTAGAGTCTCGTGCAAATCTTTACGATTTCCATGATACTCAAATTTAGTGAATGCGTTTGATTCCTTAAATTTTGGCATTGTAGGTAATTGCATATACCTGTCAGCACCAATTAATGTTTTCATACGCTGTGACTGAGTAGGTGTAGCAGTCATATGAATAATAACCGTGCCAAGATCCATCATTGCAGTTTGCATATTAAACCACTTAGGTTCCCAGTTTGGATTATTGGTCCCTTGATCTGGCAACGTGGTGTCCCTATGAGGGACACCTAAACCTCTATGGGCCTCATCATTGAAGATAAGGTCAGGCAACATCAAATCAAAATTATCAGGGTTAGCAGGATCAAAATTCTGATACAGACTATACATATATTGTGTAGTCATAAAGAAATAACGAACATCACCTGTCAAATCAATATCATTGTCTAATGCATACTTCAACTGTTTGCTATCATACACCTTAACTAATTTGTTGCCAATATAAGTGTTATCATACTTCATCATGCTTTCTAAGGGCTCATCAACACACTCTTGGGACGGTGCCGCAAAGAAAATATTCTTAATTTTTTTAAACTTTTTTGCGATAAGAATAGAAGTGTAGTTAATGATAGTAAAACTTTTACCACTGCCAGTTGGTGCCTGTACAACAATAGCTTTTTTATCAATAGCCTTCATTACCTTTGCCATTGCATCAATGATATTGTCTACTAAATACTCTTGTTGTAAGGGCTCGATCTCGGGCACCAAAATTTCTTCAACTGCCAAGGCTACTGCTGTTTTGTTGCGCTTCATTTTTACTCCAAAGAGTGTTGATAAGATTCTATAATATAGCCAAACAGGTTTACTGTCAACTATTATTTTGTTGTATTTTTACAACATCAGTTAAGTTCAAACAAATTATTCCAAACTGATTTTGGTGTATATCCACCTTTGTAGTGTTTGGTACGTGTAGGATCCTGAATATTAAGATGAGGCAGTCTTCCGAATGATGACTTATATTGTCGTGCCAACTCACCCTCGGCCCAAGCGCAGGCCTTTTCTTCATCTTCTTCAAGAATATCTGCGGTGAGCATTCTTTTAGAAATATCCCAAACAGCAATGGTCACATCATTTTTATTAAACGTTGATGGCAATAAGCCTTTTGGGATTAAAAAATGCTCAATGCCTAACCAAAAATCTGCACCATGAGAACTACGAACATGCTCGCCTTCCCAACCAGGAACCCAACTCAATTGTCTAGTAATGCGCTCGCCCACCTGGTGTTCTCTTTTTTCTTCTAGGCTAGGACAGCTTTTCCCAACTTTTGAAAAATCATATACCAATGGTCCAGGTTTAAAACACATTCCATACACATAGGCTTTTACAATACCATGAGCCCTCATTGATGAATAAATATCTCTACAGTACTTTAGCTTAGAACAATCAATGATAAAATCAGGGTTGTATAATTGAATACTATTAAACATTTAACTTACCTCCGTACGACCGTTGCCTAAATCTTTAGTTTGAATATTACGCATATCTGCCATACCTCTCATATTATCTCTTTTGTCTGGATCAGCGATTTCTTGGTCATAGACCTCTAGTGCAATATTTCTGGCCACTGTTTGCATCCAACGATCTACTATGATATCCTCTGTATCATTATCTTTTTTCTTATAACCGGCTTTTATAAGATTTATAATGAACTTATCATTCCAATCCAGTTCAAAACTACCACTACCAATATTGTTTGGATCTAGTTCAATACTAATAATATTGACATAGGGTTCACCATTTTTAGTTGCCAATTCTTTGGGAGTAAGTTTAACTTCTTCCTTAGGTGCACGAGGCTTAGGTTCTTTCTTAACCGATTCTTGAACAGTTGGTTCGGGTCGTTTCTGAAACAGTTTCTTTAATCTATCAAACATAACTTACCTTTTGTTTTTAATGTTATCATGTTTAACCAACAATGTCAACTAAAATGATAAATAAAAGTGAGGATCGCGGTACTGGACATACCCACCCTCTCTAACGCTTATAGGAGCAATCAGCATGACTATTTATAATAAAGGTTCCAAACAACATTTAAAAGTTTGGAAGCAAAATTTTGGACCAATTCCAAGAGATAAAGAAGGTCGCAGTTACGAAATTCACCATATTGACGGAAACCATAGCAACAACCATATTTCTAATTTGAAGCTAGTGACTATCCAAGAACATTATAATATCCATTATTCCCAAGGTGATTTATCAGCATGTTTAATTATGTCTAAACGAATGATGATTTCCCCTCATGAAAAATCGGAATTGGCAAGAAAAGCCAATGCCAAAAGAATTGAGAACGGTACCTTTCATTTTCTAAAAAGACCTGATGGAACATCATTAGGTAAAGACGTTCAAAATGAAAGAGTTAAAAACGGAACTCATCACTTATTGGGTGGCAAAATACAGCATGATAGAGTGGAAAATGGAACTCATCATTTGTTAGGAGGAGATATACAATCAAAAACTCAGTTAAAATTATTAAAGGAAGGTAAGCATATCTCTCAACAAATGATGAATTGCTGCCATTGTGGTAAAACTTTTAATAAAGGTAATTTTCTTCGTTGGCACGGTAATAACTGCAAACTTAAATAAGTTTATTTCCTGACCATTCCTGATATAATTTAAAACTGGCTAGATTTTTTGACTTACATTCCACCATTACGTCTGCCCACTCCCAGTGAGTTTTAGCCCAATCGTTAACCGCAGTAGACCACATATAATCGCTATGGGCCCTAAGTTTTTGTTTATTATGGCCACTTTCCATCAAAGGAATGAGATTGGGACGCTCAGTGGGAGAATGTCCTTCAAGTACGTCTTCCCTACTGACAGAGTAGTGAAGAGTAGGCCTAACACCACGCCATGATTCAATGATTCGTTGAATGCGCGGGTCATCAGCACTGATGTATTCACCCGTTTTTACCCAATGATGATGTAGATCGAAGACCAAAGCACAGATATCTACCAACTCTAGGCTAGCCTCGATACCCCATGAGATTTCGTCGTTTTCAATGGTGATTGAATTTCTTGCTTCGGGGGATAAGCGTCCAACCACGTCCTTGATACCTTGGGGACCGCGTTTACCCGAGATGTGTACGTTGATTTTAATGTCTTGGAATTCCTTGCCGTATCCCATATACCGAGCCATGTCAACATGATATTCAAATTCCTTTATAGAGTTATTTATGATTTCTTCACTAGCACTTGCAAGAACTGTAAACTGTCCTGGATGAAAAGAAAGCCTAACATCATTTGCCCTTGCTGTTTCACCAATTGGCGCAAACAATTGTTCCATACGCCTACGAACATCACCTTGTTGGTAAAAGTATTCCCAATCACCATGCGTGTACCCAGTCATCATATCACTAGTTAGCCTAACCATTCTCAGTGCAGGATCTAGTGTGGCAACACGTTTGACCAAATTATGGGTATTGGTAATATTCTTTTCCATTATATCCCACATCTTTTGCTCAGCTACTTCACGCTTTGCTTTTTTAAGAAAGGTTAGTGTAGTGCCACCTGTGTTAAGCCCTTCAACGCTAGAGATTTCTCCTTTCTTGTTGATTTCTGAGAATTTGCAGGCAAAGCCGATACGTTTGATAGATTGATTTGTCAAAGTAAAAGTCCAAAGTGATAAATACATAGTTAGTGTATCATACATGCACAATAAAGTCAACTATTTTATGGAAACATCATGAGATTAGCCGAAATCATATCTGAAGCTTCTAGTCCCGCACAACAAGCTGCCATAGCTATTGCCATGAAGAAAGCTGGAAAGAAACCAAAAAGTGAAGATGTAGCAGAAGGTGAAACTTGGGCCAAACACAATCATAAGCGTGTTGGTGGAATGAGTAAGAAAAGCGTTAGTGTATACCGTAGAGAACATCCAGGCAGCAAGATTCAAACAGCAGTAACTACTAAACCAAGTAAACTCAAAAAAGGTAGCAAGGACGCTAAACGCCGTAAAAGTTTCTGTGCAAGAATGAAGGGTATGAAGAAACACAATACAAGTGCCAAAACAGCACGTGACCCAAATAGTAATATAAACAAAAGTTTGCGTAGATGGCATTGTGAGAGCATAGAAGAACTACACGAATTAGTTATGTTGGCTGAACAATTTATACAGAGAAGCAGAAAATGAAAAAAATAATAGTAGGTTTGGTATTAGCTTTAGTTAGTGTTGCAAGTTTCGCTTGGACACAACGAGCTCCGCAAGATCCACAGACTTGTAAAATACATGCGCCATATGGTTTCCCACAAACACAGGGTATCAGTACTATTTGCCGTCAAGGATATTTGGTTGGATATGATGCACTAGCCAAACTACCAAAATATGTTACTTATAATTTAGTTCCACAAAATGCTTTGGGTTGTGTACTTCGTAGCAATGCATTTGCTGCTGACCAAAGCGTTAAAAATGGTGCTACACCAAACGATTATGCAGGCACAGGATATGACAAAGGTCACATGGCTCCCGATGGTGATTTGAGTTGGGATCAGCAGGTAGAATATGAAAGTTTCTTAATGACCAACATGAGTCCACAAGCTGGTAGTCTTAATCGTGGTATTTGGAAACTATTAGAAACAAGTGTGCGTGGTTGGGCTGAAGAGCGAAACCAAAGTTATACTGTCTATGTAGGCGGCGTATATGATGGTAATGATAAGAAAATTGGCAGTGGGGTAGTTGTTCCGCATGGTTTTTATAAAATTGTTATTAACAATCAAACTAAAGAAATTGCAGGGTGGGCATTCCCACATGTAGCACCTTATCCTAATTTGGGTAATGACTTAACTAAGTTTCGCTTACCCATAGCACAAATTGAACAAGGTGCTGGAGTTAAGTTTGCTTTCCCACAGGGTGCAATTGAACTACAACCTGGCAAAGAATGGATAGTAGATTTTGGTCAGTTAACCAAAGATAAACGTACTAAGTGCGGTGCTAACGCAACAGATGATTAATTAATAGGAAACATAGAATCATGAACCTCAAAGAGTTATACGAAGGAGCTACTCCAAAATTACCCGGTGCTGTTCAAGGCATTCAAATAATGACCCCACAACAGTTTATTGCCAAATCTGCCGCAGGCGAAGAACCTGGCTCTGAAGTAGACGAAGGTCTAGCAGGTGCAATAGCAGGTGGAGCACTTGGCGCTTACGAACTTAAAACTCCTGCAGGAGCTATGACTGGTGCCAACATAGGTAGCAAGTTACAAGATTTAGCAGCAAGTAGCGGTGTAATGGGTGTAGCGGAAGGCTTGTCAGAGATGGATAATCGTACACCAAGCGGTGACCGTAGAGAACAGCGTAATAATAGCCCTGAAGCAATAGCCCAGCGTGAAAAAGAACAACAAGAAAGATTAAAAAAAGTAAGTCCTGCAATGCGTAAAAAATTAGGCTTACCTGAACCAAAGCAAGGTGTGGCGAAAGGCTTGAATGAATTCGCACCAGATGGGTTCGGTGGTGATGACGGCGATGGTTTTGACCCAGATATGGCCAAGATGGCACATGAGGAAGGCTTTACAAAAGGTGTAAGTCTTGCAATGGTTGCTACATTAGAACGAGCAATGGAAATTGGACACTGGCATAAACGACATGGTGGCATGTATAAACATTACTTTGCTAAAGGATTCAAAGAGGGGCGTTTGGCAAGAATACGCCACGACAACAAACAATACGATCTCAACCTACAGTTGAATAAAGATGGTAGTGTCAGTCACGGTGAGCAGGATATGGCGGAAGCAACAGCATTACCTGCTAGCACCCGTGAATTGAAAGGTCAAGAGTTAACAGATTATCTAGACCGTATTCGTAATCAAGAAAAACAGAAAACAGACAAATATAAATTACCCTACATTCATCGTAGTTCAGTTATTGGATACTATAATGCTGAAGGTAAAAAATATAATACTGACGCTATCAAAGCAGGATTAAAAGAAAGACCAAAAGCACTTCTTAAAAAGAATGAGAAGATGAGACACAGTGATGGAGCACAAGAACAATTCTTTAATATTGGATTTGCTGCATTAGTTGGTGTTGCACTAGATGAAAACACGAATGAAATAATTATTGTTAATACATGTCCAGGGGCTGGCAGTTGTAAAGTAGATTGTTTTGCTATGAAGGGCGGTAAAGTACAATTCGCTGGCCCGTGGTTAAGTGATGGTCGTATACTTACATATCTATTAAATCATCCTAGTGAATTCTTTGAACAATTAAAATCAGAAATTAGTAAAGAAGCAGCAAAAGGTAAAAAAGGTGGTTACTCAGTAAGTATTCGTTGGCATGATGCTGGTGACTTCTTTAGTCCTGAGTATATGAACATGGCATTTAAATTAGCACAATCATTACCTGATGTTAAGTTTTATGCTTATACTAAAGTAGCAGCGGCAGCAATGGCTAATAAACCTAGTAACTTCATTATCAACTGGAGCGAAGGTGCAAGTACTAGCCAAGAAAAACAAATTAAAAGAACTGATCCAAACTTAGACACAACTAAGAATAGTCGTATTGTTCCTAGTAGTTTGTTTTATGATTTATTAGTTAAGGATTCTAAAAAGAATTTAGTTAAAGGACCTGAAGGTCAATGGCAAGTAATACCTGATGAATTACCTGAACTAAAACAGCGTCTAGCTGATAAGTATGGCATAAGCAAAAATAGCATATTAAGCTATGATGAATGGAATACTAAGGGCAAGAATAATAAATCAATGAAGTGGAATGTTATTGTTGCCCCGGGAGAGCCTGATTTAACAGCAAATGACCCTGGTGTATTAAGTACGTTATTATTAAAGCATTAATGCGTATACAAGAAATACAAAGGTCTTATGCTGACCCGGCAGATGATTGGGAATCTACGGGTCAATTAGATTCTGTACCTAACATGAAGATGGTACCTGGCAGTGACCGTTACGGTTATGTATTGCGACAATTTGCTGGGCAAGAATTATTAAACTTTACTGGGTCCGACCTTGCTATTAATTTTTACGATACTAAGCCTGAAGGTAGTGATAAAGTATTATACATAGGCTACTTACAGTTTAGAAATTTTAATGCCTTTGGTTTTAAAAATGGTGTACAGGTCAGCAATGTTATGCTAGACCGTAGATACCGTGGTAAAGATATCGGTGTTATGATGTATACAACAGCATTACAATTGGGTTATACTATTGTCGCTGATGATTCACAAACGGCCCCTGCTAGAAAATTATGGATTAAATTAAATCAAACACCTGGTGTTACGGTTCGTGGTTTAACATTGATAATGAGAGGCGAAATTGATCCCACTGTTGCTAGTGAATTCACTAATCAAAATAAAATTCTAGCCAATCAGAAAAAATTAAAAAGACTAGGCGCAACACCATTAACTCCCGTAGATAGTGTTAGTCAGTTCGGTGAGATACCATTTGTCTTTCCAGTTAGTCCAGGTAAAGAAGGTAGTGAACTAGTTGGAAAGAATTTAAAGATATACAGTTCGCAACATCCTGAAGATACAGAAAAATATGTAATATTGTACGCACAGTGGACAGGATCATCACAAAGTGTAACAGAAGATGCAGACAATAAACCTACCATTGGCATTAATGTCAGAAGTGATGGCAATATTGATTATGCCAGTCTAATTGTTGACGGCAAAAAGAAATACGAATCTAGAAAAACCGACAGTCTTAGACCATATGTTGATAGAACTGTTGGTATTGTTAGAACTGGTAATGGCCCTGCAGTTGCCATTGGTCAAGTAACAATTGGTGAACCAATAGTAGTAGATGCTGAAAAGTTTGACAAACTTAGAAAACAACATCTAGTTCCACAAGGTAGTCTGTTTGATATCGGAGCCAATGATACCAAATACTTGTATCCAATGATTAACCCAGTTCGTTGGGATGAAGAGAAATTAATAAAGAATAAAGGTATCGTTGCTAGAAAAATCCAAGAGCAAGAGTTAACCGAGTTTGACTATAATAAACATGTCAAAATGCTTAATACTTATATGAATAAATTAGGCTATAGTTATATTGGACATGGTACAGATGCACATGTTTTTGCTAAAGAAGAAGGCCCTGTTGTCAAAGTATTAATACCTGAGAATGGTGATATCTCTACCGCTAAAAATCCATTCTTAGCATTCTTAAACTATTGCGAGAAAAATGCTAATAACCCACACTTACCAAAGTTTATAGAAACTACTAAACAACCAATTCAATTGGGAGCTGAAAAATTTGATCAGGTAGTTATGGAACGATTAGAAGAACTAGATCCTGACTATGATGAAATGATTATAGATATGATGTATAGTATTGACGAAGGTCGCCCATTAGATCCACAATATCGTCAATATGCTAATTTCTATAAAACACTTAAATCAGTTATAGCCACAGGTACTAAGTTGGGATTCAGCAATGATATCATCGCACATGATTACAGCAATGTAATGCAGAGAGGTGATACACTAGTAATTGCTGATCCTTGGGTCAGTGCAGGGTTGAAGGAAGAATTATCTGAAGGACTAATAGACTTTGTACAACGAAAACTTGGACTAAAATGGGGTCAAGTAGGAGATGTTATAAAAGGTAGTGTAGTAGCAGAATACCTTGATTCACAAGGTGACACTATAGATTCGGATAAGTATATCAATAGTAAGTTTAAATTGATGAACATCAGTGATGATGAGGCAGCAAAATACAGAGAAATATCTGATAGATCAGGATGGACTAACACTACACCTTATGAGAAGATTAAAGATTGGAGCATAGACGATTACAAAATGAATCGTATTCGCAGGAATGATGTTACATATCAAAGTTTAATGAAACATATTCCTGTAGTATCAAAGCGTGGATTTATAATTAATGGTAATCATCGTATCGCCCGCGCTATAGAACTTGGAATAGATCCTATTCCAGTTCTTAAAGAAATTTAAATCTTTAGTAATTGACCAATAGTAAATAAGCTTTCCATATAGGGTGAGACATTCTTTAACACAGAAACTTCTATATCACCTTTTCTACGTGGTCCAATCTTTACATCAATTTTACAGTTATTAATACTTTCAAAGATAGTTACCATTTCTTTAACTGTATAACCTTTACCATGTCCTAAACATTCTACTTGACCAGAGGGCTTTTCAATAGCAGTTTTAATAGAATTGCAAATCTCATCTACATGTACATAGTCACGAACACAAGTACCATCTCCTGTATTATAATCACCACCGTATATAGTAAATTCGCCTGTTTCACGGGCTTTGATTAAATTGTAGAATAGTCCATCTGGATTAGTAGGTTTAACTACACTACTACCAATTACATTGTAAAATCTAAAAATAGTGTAATCCATACTGGTCATTTCTGAATATGACCTAACCACATCTTCGGCCGCACGTTTACTAATACCATAGGCACTTGCACATGATTCGGCAGCACCAGTGCTAGCAAAAATAAAGTTTTTAGTTTTTATTTTATTAATTACATTCATCGTACCATTTAGGTTAGTGATGTAATAATTAATAGGTTTCTTTTCACTTTCACCAACATTGACTAATGCGGCTAAATGTACTACAGCATCAAACTCTTCATCAATATTAAATGGTCTAGTGATATCAATATTATAAAATTTCAATAGGGGAATTTGACTAGGTTGAATATCTAGCCCATAAATCTCATAATTATCTTTTAACATACGAGTAAGATGACTACCAATATATCCTGAGTTACCGGTTATTAATACTTTTTTCATTACAGTCCATCAAATAAACTTAGACCAATAACTTCTTCAACTGGTCTAAAAGCTGGGTCTTTAGATAAGTATGTATCATTATCTGTGTAGATAATATTAATAAATTTTTTCTTATTAGATAACACACTTTCAAAATCTTCACGTGCCAAATGTGTACGATTTAAATTATTAATATAATCACGGTATTGAACAGTGTCATATGTATTAATCTTAGCCGCATTGGTATTGCTACGCTTACCTACAAAATCATCTAAAAATTGAATCCAACCTTTAGCTACTTCATCATCTAATTTTTTGACATAATCTAATGCCGAAATCAATTGATCACCACCGTAAATTGTTTTGATCAATTCGCTAGCATTCTTTATATCTACCTTGTGAAAGTATTGACTGTTAAAGTTATCACTCCAGTCTTGTGTATCTAGTACTACACATGGCATGTGTCCAAGACATTCTAAAAATGCAAATGGATAATTCTCACGCAAACTAGGCATAAAAAATACACTACTACTATGAATAAAATCTACTTTCTCTTTACCAGTAATACCTGCCTTAATCACATAATCAGTAATACCTGCATCGGAGAATGCTTTTTCAAACTTCTTAGCACCATTGCTATTAGTCATTACTTTGCAGGGAAGTTTACATTCTTTCATTACCCGAATATATGCTTCAGGGTTTTTACCTTCTTCCCAACGTCCAATAAATAGAACGCCTTTGCGATCACCGGTATATCTTTCTAGTAAGCCACGCTCACTCATTGGCATTGGCAATAAATGACAGTTTGTTGCTCCGTACTTAGTTAGTTCATCAATATTCTTTTGGCTTTGTGTACCAATAATGATATCAGTAAACTCCATATGTTTGTTATAGAAGTTATGATAACTGTCTAAGAATACATCACTGCCCTGACTTTCACGGAAAATCATGCTATGCAAGTGTGTATAGAATACAACAGGAATATATTGATTGACAGTCATAGCATACGCTGCCGTCATTGCCTCTTGTGTATTACACACCAGCATATCATATATGTTAGTTTCAAATCCCTGTAGTATACTTTTTCTAAAATTTACAATTTTTTCAAAATTAATAGTATCACTAAATGCAAATGTAGCTGTATGGTCTGAATACTTAAGAGGTTCTTTTGGTGAAATAATATTTGCACCCAAACTCTCTATAAGTTTGCTAAAATCATTTGTAGGTGCTTTGTCTAAGATAATATCAACTTTCCAGTTGATACGTTGACACATTTCGGTAAAGCCTTTTGCAAAACTACCAATACCACCATGTGGAATAAAATGTTGATCACTAATCAAAAAACCAATTCGTTTTTCATAAAGCTTCATCAGGTTCCCCATTCGTTTTTGAAGAGTGGCACCTGAAGTCGGTCACTATACCGCCATCCTTCTCGCATTGCCATTTCTGCCACACGCCTATTATTAAGATTGTACACCCGTTCAACACCACCAACAGGCATAAGATAAACAGGACCCTTAAAGCCATGCTCACGATATTCTTTGACCGCTTGTCGAGCATCTAATAGATCCTCTTCACTTGCTATAACAAATTTCAAGTAAGTATAGCCGACTTTTTCATAGTCGCACACTACTTCAGGAAGTATAGCTTCTTCCCATTTTTCACCACTCACTGGAAGTTTAGCACTGACACTAAATGTAACTTCTCTTTGTTTGCAAAGCCGATCGCTCCAATTAACCAAATATTGTTTAAACTCTTTAGTTAATTTCTGAGTGCCGTTAGTTTCAAAAGTCAAATGACGCAATGCAATCATTGAATCTTCATCTAGAAGTTCAGGATAGCTACGTTGCCAACCCAGTAATGGTTCGCCACCTGTGATAACAAGATGTTCATCATGCCAACGCTTATATGGCAGAATTTCCATAATGCGATTAACGATAGCATCAGTAATAAGTACAGGACTCAGTTCTTTAAATGCCGGCATCCAAGAAGCATATGAGTCGCAACCTGTGCTTACTAGTGGCAATTCTTTATAGTCTTTGTACGGAGTATTTCCATGAGCAAATGCTACTTGAATTCTTTCTAGGCTTTTTTCACCACGGGACATACCAAATCCATCGCAGGTGAAATTACAGCCAAATGTGCGAAGGAACACACTTGGTACTCCTGTGTAACGGCCTTCTCCTTGTATTGAATAGAACAATTCACTAACCTTAATCTTACTCATCAATATAATCCTTAAATAATTGCACACGGGCTTTTTTACCCAACTCTTGGTCAAAGATAACTCTTACCGAAGTCAACATTGCACAGGCTAGCATTAACAAATCTTCCCTATTGTCGCACATCATAATTTGGCGATCAATGGGTTCCATTAATTCTGCCATACGGTTTCTAATGTCACTCATTTGTGTTTCCTGTATAAGACAATTTTACGCTACTTTTTAACTGTTGTCAATAAGACTGACTAACATTTTAGCGGTTACTGGGCTTAGTGTCCAACCTAAATGCCCATGACCAGTATGATAGTAAACTTTTGAATTCTTTTTACTACGTTTAACAATGGGCATCATATTGGGTGTCATAGGACGTAAACATGCCCAACTGGTATAATCGCTGGTATCAATGTTGGGGAAGTTTGCATGGACCCATTTTAATAGAGGGATGATTCTTTCCTGACGAATATCATAGTTCTCTCCAGCCAATTCTGCTGTACCAGCTACTCTAAATCTATTGCCCAAGGTACTGGTAACAATTTTTGCTTGGTCGTCTAGTAGACTTACTCTAGGTAGATACTGTGGATCAACATTGTTGATAGTAATACTATAACCCTTCACTGGATAGATAGGTAAATTATCGCCAATACTACGGGCTAGTTTAACACTGCCTACACCATTGGCCATAACGATTCTATCGTAATGATCTATTTTTTTGATATCATCTATACTATTACCATAGAAAAACTGTACCTTATATTTTGTAATCAGAATTTTTTCTAGTTCAGTACAGAATTTATATATGTCCCCAGTAAAGTCACCGGGAGTCCATGCACCACCAATTATACCTTGAATATTATTTAATGTAGGATCTAGATCAGTAACATCACTTGGTGTTAACAAATTCCAACCACATCCATTAGATTCATAAATATCTTTGGCATCTATAGCATTACTCCAATAGGAGCTATTTTTGTAGAAATGTAGGATACCGCTATTACTTTGATCAAATTGAACACCTTCATTAATCATTATATCGCGGTATAATTCTCTAGACTCTAGACCCATACGAATAGTTTGTGCAGTATTACGCTCATATGTATTAGTAGCGGTATAGAATAGAAATTTAGCTAACCACTTAATTCTATCAGGGTCAGATACTAGACTATCTCTACGAATTAATAGAGGTGCATCTTTTTTGCCTAGCCATTTAATGCCTTTTAAGACATTACTCCAAGTAGTCCAAACTTCACTATTGCTTACACTGATTTGCCCACCATTGGCAAAACTAGTTTTTCGTGCAGGACCAGTTTCTTCTTCATAAACGAATACACTGTGCCCTGCTTTAGCTAGATAATAAGCACTAGTAATGCCTGCAATTCCTGCACCAATGACGGCTATTTTTTTCATATTATCCCTCGTAGATTGCTGAGTTAGCACCATGTTCAAATACTTCAACACTTTTGAGTCTTGCATTAGGATTAATAGGATATCGCATATTACCACTGTCTAATAACTCAGCCATTTTGTCATAAGCCATTTTAGCAAACATCTCGCATCCTACACCTTCTACAATGCGTAAATCACATAAAGCACCTCGCTCATGTGGTTTTAGTTCAGGTTGAATTCCTACACCTGACATTGGCATTTCGCCCATCCAACTCATTTTGCGAAAGAAATCTACGTGTGGATCATCTTCTGCAATAATTAGTGTATGATCAAACATGTAATCAGCCCAAGATTTAAATTCTTTTAAGCCACCAAAGTCCATACACCAATTTTTATCATCTAATGTTTCACATTCAAACACTAATTTAATACCAATACTATATCCATGCAATGTACTGCAATGACTGTGCTTAGCACGCCATTGTCTAAAACAACAACTTAGTCCCCTATCATTACCATAGGTCTTGGTTGAATAAAACTTTGCCATATTATTCAATCAAATTAGATACTAATGTTTTGATTTCAGAATCAGTTAAAAAGAATTGATATGTACTGGTATCAACGACCTCATCTTTATCATTTTTTGTTTCTTGTACAAACTCAATATGATTCAAATCATTTGGCTTAAGACATTTTTTGCTTTTGACTTTAAGTTCATAGCCAGTTACTTTTTTCAATGTAAATTCTTTCATTTTATTACCTTTTTAGTATATCAATCATCTTTTTCTGAGATTCTTCTTTCAAGAATTCTTCTTCGCCTGTAAACTTACCAGACTTTTCAATTATATCATCTAATAAAAACTTAATATAGTATAATTCTTTCTTTATTTCCCATTGAGTAAATCCGTCGTTATATGGACTATGAAGTTCTCTTCCTGCCGATCTAATTTGATGACATACTATATTTAAGTCTAGTGGTTTTTTAAAGCCCATTTTTACTCCACAAATTCAATCCATCCAGTGACAATATACTTATCACCGCTTAATGGAGGGTTACCTCTATGAGTATGCGTAAATCCAGCTGGAAATATAGATACTCGACCTTCGACAGCATTAACTCTTTCCATTTGATATAGAAACTCGGTTTCTCCTCCTAATTCTACTGTATTTAAATATATGGTAAAAACTAAAAATCTTCCACTGTCAAACCTACCTTCATTTTCATAGTGCCATACATGATACCCTTCACCAGGACGTGTACGTTGAATTTTTACAGAAGTGATTGCTTGTTTCGGAGAATTCTCTTGTGCTAGAATACTAAATTTATCAATATACTTTTCATAACACTGCCATATTTTATCTAATACATTAGTAAGCAATGAACCAGCAGCCTTATGTCGTATTACTTCGGGCTCCATAAAATAGCATTGATTGTCTGATTTATGATGTGCTAATTGACCTTCTTCTTGTCTAGTAAAGACTAGATTTAATTTTTTCATGTCATTAAAAAAATCAATGATAGTCTTACTCTCTTCATGGGTAACTACATTATCCCAATTTAAAATAAAAGTAGGTCTTTCTATAACAGAATTTTTTATAGAATCTATGGAATACATTTTTAAACTTTACATATACAGTTGCGACCTTGATTACAATTTCCATTGCAATTACTATTAATTGCAGTTTTAAAAAATATAATATAAATTATAGCAACAATTACAATCAAGGTCAATATGGTCAACATTATCGCATCCTTGCAATCTGATAAAATTCATTACGAACTTCAGGATCAGATTTAAATCCGCCACCAAGTCTAGTAGTGACGGTACTGCTACCTGTATCTTCAACTCCCCTTGATTTTACACAATAATGCTGTGCATCAATCATAACCGCAACATCATTTGTTTCAAGGATAAATTGTAATGTATGAAAAATTTGTTCAGTTAACCGTTCTTGAATTTGTGGGCGTTTGCTAAAGTATTCTACAATACGGTTGATTTTGCTGAGACCTAATACTTTTCTGTTTGGTACATAGGCTACAGTTGCTAGTCCGTCAATGATAACAAAATGATGTTCACAGTTACTTTGAACATTAATATTTCGTTCAACTACCATTTCATTATAATGCATTTTGTTGTCTACTGTAGTACATTTTGGGAATGCTTCATAATCAAGACCCCAAAAAATTTCTTGTACATACATTTTTGCAACACGATTAGGTGTTTCTATTAGACTATCATCACTTAGATCCAATCCAAGCGTACTCATAATCTCACGAAAATGAGATTCAATCTTAGAAATTTTCTCTTTACGCTCAAGTCCGTTTGCAATAGTAGGAGTTTCTACTCCCATACGTACTAGATGTTCGTGTACTAATAGTCCTAGTTCAGGATCTGTTTTGGTCTTATTAAAACTCATTTGATAACCCTCCGTTGTGATGGTTTTGTTTTGACATTTTGTCACCGTTGTGTGACATATACTTATTTATGCAAACTCAAATAATGAGTTAAAATGTTCTTCATTTCTTCTAACAATGTCGGCTTTAATTAGAGAAACATCAATTTTTTTAACAGTGATATCGCCCTTTAAAGCAGGAACAATCAACTCTTTTTCAATAGATTTGCTATCATATTTATCAATAAACAATACGTAACCGTGGCAAAATTGATAGTCATTATACTTATCAGCAAGTTTTGGCTCGGGTGTGTCATGCTCTCCTCTCAATTTCTGCCAATATAGAAATTTAGAATGGTCTAAACTATAAAATATATCATTAAGACCGTTGTCATCTGGCCAACGTCCTTTGATTTCAAGTAAACACTCATATTCTAACAAGTCTGAATAACTTTGGCTACTTGATTCAATACTACGTAGGTACTCTTTTACTTGATCTACATCCATTATTTTGCCTTTTTCTTAGTTGTAGATTTTTTAGCAGGCTTTTTTACACTAGAAATAGCTTTTCGTACATCATTCATAAGTGCATCATCATCCCACACTAGTTCAGTTGAACCATTTTCATAAGTGTACACGGTCAAATGTGAACCCTTATTAACATTAGGCCATACTTCGTTTTTAATTACTTTCTTTTTTCTAACCATGATGTTTCCTTAGTACTTACATTCTTTTGAATGTTTTCTGTAATCTGTACCCATACGCAACCATTGTTCACCTTTTCCTTCCATAATGTCGCAAATACGATCAATAGTGCCATTAGTCCAATCACTGATTTTGTCCATATTCACGCTTGGTTTTTCTAGCAAAGGCTCTAGTTTGTTCATAGCATCTTCTAGTGACCAAGGTACGTAAAGTCTTGTATGGTCATTAGAAAAAGTTTCAGGGAAAGACCGATAAGCAGGGTATAAAACATTGCACCCAAGACTATCTGCTTCACTGACTGTGTTGGAAACCCAATCTTGAAGGGCGCAATTAAAGACAACCCTACTATCATTAAGGATATTATAATAAGCATTTTTTTCTAGATTATCATAGATTTTGATAAGACCTCGTGCTTCTAATCGTTGAACACGTTCTACGACCTTATTATCGTTAGACCTAAGCTGTCCACCGCTACAGATACAGAATTCAATTTCAGGTCTACGTTGTGCTTTGGCAATATCGTTAGGATATTTTTTATGCCAAGCTTCTATAAGGTCCATATAGAAATCAGGTTGTTTTTCTTGATCCCATCTAGCTGAAAAAACTACACGACATTTACGTTCACTAAATGGTTTAACATCAGCTACACGGCTCATTACTTCTTGTTTACCAAAAGCAAGACCTGAGATATTGTAGATTGGAGCAGTCCAGCCAGCAATCTTCATATGCATGACCATTTCTTCGTTAGTAGCAAGTACACCGTCTACGAACGAGTCAACCATTTTTTCATAATGGCCCATCCACGTTGACATACCCCAGACGTGAACAAAATCATCTGGATCAATAGACTGAGCAAGACAGCGAACAAAAATGCGAGGGCGATACTCAGGGTTGATCTGATTGAGAATATAAGGTAGGCTCTCGATACCGGGTTGAAACATGTCCTCAAAATAGATAACATCTTCATTACTGCATTCTCCTGCCTTCATCATCTTAACTAGATTCATCAGTTGCGACATACCAAAATATGTGCGACCATGAGCATCTAGTACCTGACCAGTAACAATAGCCTGATCAGATGTTAGTGTTTCACCTGATACAATTACATAGTCGATTCCTCTTTTATCAAACACAGTAGTATTCCACTCTTGTAATTGCAAGGTGTATCGGGCTTTATAAGGCTCCAATCCACAATACCATAATTTTCTCATTGTCTATCCTCATAGAGTTTCATTAATTCTTCCTTAGTAAAGTCGCTGTTCATGCTTTTTGCTTGGTTCATCTTACTGTCTATTATACGTAAATTTACAATGTTTCCTAGTATCAATGGGTCAATTGAATCTCGGAAACCGTGCAATATTGAATATACGTGGTCTAAATGTCTAATCCTGCTTCTACTACCCAATATCGTTTTATATTTCGTGTAAGTTTTGTTTGTTTCTTTCCATACCGCTCGTCTATATTTTTCATATTCTGACAGTGTTGACGGATCCTTGGCTCTTCCAGCTTCAATCCTCTCTTGAAGGCGCCGCTCTTTTGAGCATTTAGGACATTCTTCTTTTCTATAATGAGATTGTTGAAAAAACGAATCATGTTGCCTACATTTAACCTGCATCGGTTTAGTTGACTTAATATAGATACTATCTGAATAGTCATACTTTGGAAATAGCTCACTAAGTTTTTTCACAATCTCTTTCGGTTTATATGCCAATCCCGAACACATTGGACATCCACTGTGGTTTAATACGTCAGATGGCCATTTAACGAAATCTCCGTGTTTAGAGCAGACCAAAGTAACCTTCACATCATTTTTGATGTAATCAACTTTAGACAAATCGTATGGACAATCTGGCCATACGATTTGTAATTTTTCCAAGAACATTATTGTGGTCATAAGATTATGACCTCCGTTCCATTTGGTACGATTTGCTACTCTTTTGGCAACGTGTTCAGGTGCCTGTGTTGATCCTTTTTTAGGTCCCTTAGTCATAATATATCTCCTTGATATATTATTTATCTTTCATTTCATATTTTTTATTTTTCAAGACCCATGTAGTATAGCTTACGCATTTTAGTCGGCTTTCATGTCAATATCCCACATACTCTTGATGAGTTTACCCTGCAAGAGTTTGGTATATTGCCTATAGACATAGCTTTTAGTACTATAGAGTTCGGCTTCGTTAAAACGATAACCATATTCTACACAAAAATCCCGATACTTTTCGAGGTCGTCGAAAATTGCATGAACACGGTTGTTAACTTCAAATTTAATTTTAGCCATTTTATTTCCTTTAAATAGCAAGTTGTTGATAAGGTTTGGTTGTATTATAGTAAATTGTGGCACCGTTCTCACCGTCTTCTGAAATAGTGATATGAATGTCACGGTCGGGATAGCGATTAGCAATAGACTGATAAAGGTCATCACTAATCATTTCACAACTTTTGAAATTTAGTTCAAGTGTGCCACGATAGAGGTTCTCTAACCATCGCTTAACCTGAATAAATTCAATATCCCTGTCGTTGTGAAATACTTGAATCGCCACATTAAAATGAAAAATGTGACGATGCGGAGTTCCTAAAAAGCTTACATCATATTCATCGCCGGTTGCCAAATTAGCATCAATAGATGCTGCTGGATAGCAATGAATACCTTCTTTTTGAAACGTAACCCAAATCATGCGTTTAGCCTGATCTTTGATACGGTTACGCTTTTCTTGTTTTGCTAGCAATACTTGTTCCATTATCTATCGTCCTCAAAGTTAACTCGGTCATGTTCTTCTTCCCATTGAAGTTTCTGCAATTTTCTAATTTCTAGTTGGGTTTTTGACCTTTTACCAATCAAGTCTTGTAGTTTTACTTGGTCTTTATTTTCATTTTTCATCAATGAAAAAATTTCATTATCTAATTTTTGATAAGCTTCTTGTAAATTTCTAATTTGAGATTTATATGGCATATTAATTCTCTAATACTTGATTCATCATATCATCACTATCTTCAATTGTTTCTTCTTCAGGTTCTTCTGTGGAAAATAATTGATCAAACATAGTCATGGCATTTACTGTTTTCTTACCACTAAATCCCTGACTACCGCTTTGCATTTGCATCCAAAATCTACTGTGATGATCAATCAAGTCCAAACTCTTTTGACGGTCTTTTAATGAGAAAATTTCATCTACTAATTCACTAAAACGAATACGCTCAAAAGTTTCATTCATAATCATTTTTGGAATGATTCCCTGTTCATATCTACGATTAGCCTCTTGTACAGCACTGATATGCTGAAATACATTGTGACTTTGTATTAGTGTGTAACTTAATGTGTCCCAACTGGTTTTTGTTTCTTTGTTATGTTGACCAATGAATCCTTGACCCCTGTAACACAAGTCCTTCATAAGCATTCTATCAGTTACGGGACTATCTGTAAACAGTTTATGGACACCGTCCTGTAAAACACCATCACTAAATTTGCGAGTGTCAGTAGCATAGGATTTTTTCTCTGCGGTTTTTTCCATGCTATAGGACCATTTTTTATTATGTTCAATACTGGTATTGAAATATGCTAGTCCTTTAGCCGCACTGAAAAACGGGCTGGCACAGTCAAAAGTAATCTGTAGTTTTGGATTATGATACTTACGAACCGCTCGTTGGATATCTGTAAACAATACCGCATATTCTAAGATACTAGTACCCAAACAATGAATCAAATCATGTTTACCTTCTTGTAGAAGACCATCGTGGATAATTCCTACAATTCGTTTTAGTGTAAGATGAATATCAATTTTATTTTGTCCACCAAATGCCCATCCATTGAAATGATTCTCAGGATAAATATTTGGGTCACAATATTTTTTCATCTCTTCATACCACTGGTCGCTTTGAGTATGAGTAAGACCTTGTAATACATTTAAGAACTTACAGTTACCATTACGGTTCTCAATAAAATATTCGTTATTGATATGAGTAGCATCAATAGCCTCTTGAATTGTACTGATACCATGTAAAGACTTACCTGTTTTTGGATCTTTCAAGTGAAATGTGCGTAGAGATTGCGAAGGGATATCAAGACACATACCATAGTCCATGTATGTGTCCATCCAATTAAGGACTGCTTTACGCTTAATCATTGCTTTGGGACAGTTAGGATCTTTCCAATCAGCAGGCCATTGGCCCTTTAGAATCTGAAAGCCCCCTGAATCACCTAGCATGAAAGTACCCGCTTCACGGTCACGGATAATACTTTCATTGAAATCAACTTTAGTAGTATCTAAGTTGGCATGACCTGCACTGTACAAGCCCCACTTGTAATAGTACAGTCCCTCTTTGCTATTAAGAAAATTAAGTTTTTCTACATCACCACCAAACCCTTGTGGGATTCTTGCAGGGTCAAAATACTGTTCACCATTACGTTGCTTACCCAAGCCAGCAATGTAAAAACTACTGACTGCCGGCAAGAATAGTGCCCAATCGGGGTTGTGTGATGTTGATAGATTTACTTGTTCCATTATGCTTTCAAGAGCGTTGTAACTACTTTAATCTGCTCTTTAGTGTAGTTGAGTTGGTCAACTAAATCTTTAAGAGTAGTATTTTCTTTTGCTAATTTTTCCAGTTCTTGTTCTTCATGCATTTTTTCTCTAGCCCATCTCATAACCATCAAATATTCATGGTCAGCATTTAAATTTATTGAATTTTCAATATCTACCCAACTACCACCGCTGCTTACTTGAAATTTTTTACTATTACCGTTCCATTGAACAGCACCAGTTGAACTTGGTAAATTGTATGATGTATCATTTTGAAAAAACGGCACACCACCTGAGTGATTAATTCTAATCATTTAACTTGTGCTGGAAGAAGATATTGATATGTAGCGATTCCACTATCAACAGTAATTTCAGCAACACCTTGATCAGAAATACGAACGATTTTATCGCCTGACAGATCCATAATCGCCAAGAAAACTTTAACGGGCCACATAAAAGAACGAGCCAATGATCCAGTTACACCGGGGTAAAAAACAAAATTTCCTGAGTGAGTAGATGGATCACCAAAATAAATTCTAAGATCACCATTTTCAGTTTTAGTAGTAAAAGTTGTTTCTTCGCTATTAGCCTGATGTTGCTTTTTCAAACGCAAGATACCTGCAACTGTAGGTTCAAAACTAACGTTCCAAACAGCACCCTTAAACGTAGGGCTCTTTACTTTTTCTTCAATAATAGACTTAGCCATTAAGCGATAGTCATTAACGAAATCCTTAGTTTTTGTTTCAAAATGAATTGCTGTAGGAACATCTTCACCATCTTTATTCTGCCTAGTGACATTAATGACAGCATGTTCATCATAGTCATCAAAGCCAAGAATTGTTTTGAGTTTACCAAGATTAGGCATACCAAATGTACCAATAAAATCAGCAGAAGGACTATTAAACTTTCCGTTAATAATAACGCTTTTATCCTCAGATACGGCGCTAATTTGCGTTTCTGTATCTGTTCCTGTGATTTTAATAAGCTCAATATTACCTAAGCTGGATGTGTGTTCAATTAAGTCTTGTAAATTATCTTTCATATTTTTCCTTTATATCTGTTATTTAGGTTACTATACTGCATATTATAGTGGAATTTATTGCGAAATGCAACATCAATTTAACCAAAAGAGAATAAATCATCAAATGTCGTACTGGTATTGGTATCGCTACGCAAATTCCAATCTAACACGCCCAATAAATTTTCAATCTTTTCATCTACTAGTGTACGTTCCATTTCGGCATCATCAAATGGCAACTCACAGAACCATGTTGGCAATCTTAGTTCATCAGTTGGATATGCTACAGAAGTAAATCCCAATGGATTTGATTTGAGTTTACAAACCACTACTTTCATGCCATCTACAATTTTCATTGAGTAATTATCACTGTTTACTTTACGCAAATAGTTATAATTAAGAGCCGCTCTAACGTGACCCGGCATGTTGGCTTTACCAACTTTACTTTTTGCTTCTAAGTCGCCATACATAGTCAATTTATTAACTGACTTGGGGGAGCCTTTAGTCCAACTGTCCTGTGCTGATAACTGACGCTTAAATTCTTTAATGAGTTCAATAATTTGTTCTCTTTGCTCACCAGCAAGAACTCTTTTAAGAACGTCCATCAAAAATTCTTGAATATATTTAGGAGTATCAGCACGTTTTAAATCAAGACCCATAGCCTTGATATCACCAGCTTTACCATTAACATCTTTACGCTTACCTTCTTTATCAAAGATATTGATGGCATAGCGTTTCTTAGTGATAAACAAACTACGATCACCGATCAACTCACGACCAGCTTTAATGATTTCGCCGTTCTTTCTTGGGGCATGAAACGCACGTTCCATGAATGCTGGAAACGAATCATTGGCTTGGTCCGCTATACTATCATACAAACCAATACACATTTCTTTATTCCAATCTAGGTCACCTTTAGCAATTTGTTCTTTGAGAATAGGATATGCAGTGAAATAACAACTATCAGTATCGCCATATACGATTGCTTGACCTTCATGGGAATAAGTACCTTCAACTAATTCATTGATGGTACTCATCATATGGCGAACAATTTGCCTACCACTTAATGTTACAGATTGACCAATACGCTTATCATAGAAACGACAATGCTCATTAAGAAGTGCACCATATGCGCTATTAAGCAAAATCTTACGCACTAATTGACGCTTATCCCAATATTCTTTATCTTCATCAGTAGTTGATTCTTTAAGCTTCTTTTGCATGACCTTACGATCACTATACCATCGTGAGAGTAGCCCGGGAATTACTCCTTCTTTCTCGTAAGTATAGATAGTACCATTTGCGCTAATGATATATGGCTTATGACTATCAAAAATCAATTTCCATATTTCTGCTGCACTCATTTCTACACTACGACCATCTTCATAGTCTACTGTAAGAATAGTGCCACGTTCTTGGTTCATAATAGCAGTATACTCTAGCGAGCCAAACAAGTTCTCCCAAAGAATGCTACCTGTTACGTCATCATCACCTTCTTTGTATCGTTTCTTTTCAGTGGCCAACCTTCTGCCTTTTTCATACATGTATTGGTCAGTGAGTGTTTGTCTGACCTGTGCGACAATGGTTTCTGGGGCCATGTTAAGAGCGCGGATAGCTGAGGGGTATAGCGAGTTGATATCAACCGCCCCGACCCATTCATGAACGCCTCTTTTGGGAGTAGCAACATAGGCACCTGCTGCTTGCTGAACATCTTGTGCATTTTCAACCTTTCGTTTTTTATCGGGAACAACCAATCCACGTTCGTGGGCTTCATTCATAATTGCCATTTCAATCATCGCCACAGAACCCATTACTGTTGGAAGCAGTACAGTGTTCTCATGCGCTAGTTGATTTGCCAATTCTAAGAATTTTAACTTGTTGTGAATCTTAACCAACAACATGGTATCTTGCCTGTTGTATTCAATAAAGCGTTTGAAGTCTTTATTGTACAATTGGTCAAGGGTACCTTCATATTGAGTTTTGTTTTCACCTACTTCCATTTCACCAATAGAGTCTAGCTTGTAGCTATGCCGACTTTCATAGTTATACTTTTTGTATAGTTGTAGATAGTCCATGTGAACACGACCAACCAAGTCATAGGTCGTTTCAGATTTACCAAATCTTTCATATTTACGTGGCTTGGGAAGTTGACCCATCAAGCAAAACTTGCGGGTATCATCCTTACTCATTACTCTAGTAACACGATTGACCATGTAAGGTATATCATATCCTTCTGAGTTCCAACCAGTAAGTACATCGGCATCTTCAATCAATTGAAAGAAAACATCAAACATATCCTTCTCATTACTAAAAAGAATAGTGTTGTCAAATTCGCCAACAATTTCTTGTGCGGTCTCTGGACTCATGTGCTTGGGTGCAATCACTAGTGTGAAGCATTGGTCAAGCCAATCCAAATAACAACTAATAGCTGTTACTGGGTTAAATGGATCGCTTGTAGGGCTAAAGCCCTTTTCAGGATCGAAATCAACCTCAATGTCAAAAAAGCATGTATGAAGCTTTGGTGCATCTACCTTTAAGTAGTTTTCACTTAAGCACCTAAATATGACGTTAACATCACTTTCAAACAGTTTTTTACCTGAATGAATCCTACGTTCTTTTTCAAACTCGGCACGTTTGCGAGTTGAAAATTTGCTAACAGGATCTCCATAAATACTACGATGTTTACCTTTTGGATCAGTAAAATACATGGTATAGTTAGTAGGAAACTCACGATAAGTACGCTTACCTTCTAGAGTTCTTTCTACGACAAAAATTCTATCCGAATCTCTGTCTAAGATAGCATCTACATAACTCAAAGAGTTTTCCCTACAGTTTCCAAGATTTCGTTCAAATCTTCATGTTCTTTGTTAGTTTGTCCCAAGCTAGCCTTGTGTGCAATACGAATTGCTTTTTTCAGAATACTTGGTTTGATTTCCAATTCTTCTGCCACTGCTTTAACTGTGTCAGCCAATCCTTCGGTAAGGGCGTCAATTTCATGCATAGTTGCCATACCTTCGTTGACCATTTGCGTAAGTTTAAGCTTTGCTTCGGCGCTAAAAGTTCGTGTAGACATAAGTTCTCCTTTAAAGTGTGATAGTATATATGTTAGTGTGGATTGTGTCAAGAGTTTTGTGAGGTAAATTTACCATTGTTTTTTACCTCATAAATAATTTTAAGATGATTATTAAGTATGCACCAACCACTGTTCCTATTTTTACAACAGATTTAACAGAATATCGTCCTATTTTAGAATTGGCTAAAGAGGCTATCTTTGAACAAAAGATCAGAGATAATGGAATAGGGATGAAATCTAATGTTAAAGCTAATTATGTTTCCCATTACAGTTCTCATGAAAAAAATGGTAAGTTTATACCTTTAAAAAGTCTTATAGAGGAAATTTCTTCAGACTTAGTTAAAGAATATATGGTTATGCCCACTAGGTTTAAATGTCATGATTTATGGGGAGCAGAATATAACAAAGGGGATTATACGGTAGAGCATGGGCATTATCCAGCTGGTTATTCAGCGGTATGCTATATTGATTTGGAAGATACTACAACCCCTATCATTTTTGAAAAAACTATAGCTATTTTTCCAGTAAATAACATGTTACTTCTTTTTCCTGGTATGCTAAGGCACAATATACCTAAAACTATAGGTAAACGAATTATAGTAGCGTGTAATATGGAATGCAATATACAGCTAGATGATAGTAAACACAATCCTAATATATCATATTAATTTTGATTTTCAACCAAACGTTTTACTACAGTGTGTAATCCTGGGTTAACTTTTAATGCATTGGGCATCATCAAATGTCTAATATAATTACGTGTATATTGAACTTCATTGTTGCTCAAATCTTCACACCAACTAATATTTTTACGTTCACACCAATTAATAAACTCACTCTTCCTAGTAGTTAGAAAAGGACGTAATACATTGTTTCTTGTTTTTGGAATAACTTTGGGAGTACCATGCATACAAGACCAAAGATACGTTTCAGTACAATCGTCAAGGTGATGACCAGTTACTACTGGACCTAGTGGCTCAAAAAACTTATATCGTTCGTTTCGCCAAAACTCTTCCTGACTTAGTTCTTTTGGTTTACTTTCATGAAGCATACCAACTAGTAGAGGAAGATCACGTTCGGTACAGAACTTGGCAACGAACTCAAATGCTCGTTGAGAATTTTCTGTGCCATGATGATAAAACGCACATGTTACCTCATGATTTTTGGTTAGAAAATCAGTAATGGCTACGCTATCTACACCACCACTTAGTGCAATGGTAATTTCTTTTGGTAATGGGAAAAGTAATTTAAGCATCTGTGTATGATAACACAGCCTTGAATTTAAGTCAACAAGTTATTGGAAAATATGGTGATTCTTTTCACCATATATCTTAATAAATTTCCCAGCAAGCATATCGGCTTGTGCTTCAATCGGGCTACCTGGATAACTTGAACCTGGCTTAATCATGTCTAATTCACCTTGGCGAACATGTACCAATTCATGAAACACTGTTCTTAATATATCTACTAAATTGCGGTTTTTGGCATAAACCCAAACACTATTTTCACCATCAACATGTCTACCAGTATGGTGCTGACTTTGTGCTTCTTCAGTATCCATACTTAGTTCAATCTTTGGTCTTTTCTCTAATTTTAATATACCAGATGCCCAATCAGCAAATTTATTCACTTCATCTTCTATATCTAAATCATCTGAATCAGTTTCATCTAATTTATTTTTTATCCAACGCTCAGGATTTTTTTTATATTTTTTAACAAATAAATTATGTAAAGCCTTACCTGTAATATTGTGTTTAACTGCAATATCACGCATAAGCTTATCTATAGTATCGTAGTTATGCTTTTTTAAAGAAGGTAGTTTTTTGGCTAATTCAGCAGCAGCAGATTCTACGATAATTTCATTTGTGTTCATATTAATCTTTCATGAGTATATTATATTATTTATGATTTTGCTTTCAATTATAGTATCATGCAACACAACTGCGTCCATCTTTGAATTTAAAAAAGAGTTAATAGCATCATTAGGTGTTTCAACAATAGGTTCTCCTTTTAAAGTATTAAAAGAAGTATTTAATAAAACAGGAACCCCTGTTAATTCATAAAATCTTTTTAATAATAGATAAAGTTTTTCATTTTGTTCACGATTTACTACTTGAATTCTACAGGTATTATCAACATGAGTTACAGCAGGGATAAGTTCTCGTTTGTTTGGCTTTACTATAGAACTAAAAAGCATATAATATGAATCTTTTTTTGGTATATCGAACCATTCATCTACATATTCTTCTAATACTATTGCAGCATATGGTCTCCAATATTCTCTTTTTTTAACCTTTGTGTTTAAATGCTCTTTATTGTCGTGACAAGGGTTTGCGAGTATTGATCTATTGCCCAATGCTCTAGGTCCAAATTCACTACGTCCTTGATACCATCCTACAATTTTATTATCTTTTAAATTTTGAGCGGTTACATCAATTATTTCATTAAAATTTAAAGTTCTCGTATTGTAATCTTCTATATTGGAAGAATTTATATGAGTTATGATTTCTGAATCAGTATATTCTAAACCAATACATCCTATATTCTTAGGTAACTTGATATCTTTTTCTAACTCCCAAGCTTTTAAAAGTGCTACACCTTGATGCAGGCCATCATCATTTGGAGCAGGGTTAATGTGAACATCTTCATATATACCTGTTTCTATAAGCTTAGTGTTTAATAATATGTTTAATGCACAGCCTCCACCTAAACAAAGTTTTTTCTTTTTTATATTTTTAGGTATTGCTGAAAAATAATCCAACATTGTATTTTCAAATGTATGTTGAAGAAATGCTGCAATATTTTCTCCTGTTTCTGAATTTAATAGAGTTTGTTGCCCTTCATCAAATTCAGGATTAGACAATATTATTGGCATTACATATTCATTAGTACTTAAAATAGTAGTTATTAAAGGAGAAATAGTATTATTAATAATTCCATATCCAGATAAGCCCATAATTTTTCCAGGGAGTTCTTCTGCCATTTTAGGATTAGCACCGACATTTTGAAATTCAATATTGGTTTTTTTATAATAGCTTATACCAGAATAACTTAGATACAATGCCCCCATTGAAATTTGACTGGCACTATTAATTGCTATATTGAGTAATTGTTTACTTTTTTGGTTACCGATATAAAAACTATCAGAATTAGTAATGCCGCGATTATAATGAATGGCGCCACCATTATCAAATGAAAATATATTAGCATCTTCATCCTTAAACGGAGAAGTCAAAAAACTCGAAGCACAATGGGCTAAATGGTGATCAACTATGTGTATTTCCGCTTTTGGAAAGATACTCTCTACTGATTTAACGTAGCTGCCATCATAACGTGCGCTATCAAAGTTTACCGTACAATAGTCTGGTAATGCTACTAAATCAATATCGGTTGTATTTAGATTGTATCTATTCAATATTGAATTTAATATTTCAATAGAAAAATTACCATCGTATTTTGTTCTGGTAAATCTTTCAAAAGATACAGAAAATATCAATTCACCGTCAATAACAAGAGTTATACCAGACCCATGTATCCAATTTCCGAATTTTTCTAAATTAGCGTCCCATCCTATAGCGCCTGATATTCCTAATATATTCACTCAACCCTCTTGATTTCAAAATAGCTAAGATATATATCTTAGATATAAGGATTGAATAAATTATCCATTTACCACATGACGGAGAACAAACCTATTAGGATCTAGTGAACTAGCACTATTTCTAGCCATGCGGCGATAATCATCTAATCGTGCCAATGCTTGTTCATCGTCCTGTGCCTGAAAAAGTTCATACTCTTCACCAGTTCTACTGTCATAAATTTGATATTCATTATTTCTACTAGGTGGTGGACCAAATGCAGGTTCAGCAGGACCGGCACTTACTTTTGCTTTAATAGGCTCATTAGGTTTTTGTATACCTCTTGCTTTTTTAAGTAAAGTTATTAAGTCTTGTTTCTGCAATTGACCAGATGAATATTTAGCAAAAACATCAAGTGCATCGCCTTTCGTTGTAGGTTTTAATAATTTATATAATTTTTTAAGATATTCCGTACGATATTTTTGTGGATCACATGCAGCATCTAATGCTACTACAAATCGTAATAGTGTATTTTCTAATTTAGGTATATCTTCATTTAACCAATCACCACCTGGGCTGCGAAATTCAATATAGCCCTCTTTAGCATTAATACTAACATATTTGCCAGTATTGCCACTATGAATAAGTTTTGCTGCCTCTACACTTAGTCCCTTTCTCATTTCATCAAAAAAACCAAGTAACTCAGGTTCACCCTGCATATAAGTGGCTCTAGACTGTAAACTACTCATTGCACTTTTTGCGAAACTATTTGCTGAACGACCAAATTGGTCTAATACATATTCATCACCTAATAATAGCGCAAGTTTTACATAGTCTAATTTTTCACGGCTACAACCAGGCACACTTACATTCATGTGTAAACCTGTACTTCTATTAGTATAACAATTGTTTGTTCTAGCCCACTGAACTACTTCATTTAAACTGGTAATCATTTCATCTAAGGGCAATGGATTACTTACAAATTCTAGACCTGAATCACTGGGCTCTTTCTTTGAAGTAAGACTACCATCTGGTTCTATAGTGTAAGTATCATTTGGTTTACTACGGCCAATACTTGTCCAATCGTTGCTTCCACCTGACATATAATAACTACCATGGTAACTATCACTTACCGCTATGTTGTTAAGACCTAAGTCTGTCATAAACTGTAAAGCAACTTGTTTTATAGTTCTTTCGCCTCCAGCCTCTGGATATGTCCAATATGGCCAAGTAATGTCATAGCCCATTTCAATATCACTCATGAATCTAATGCCTGAATCTCTTAAAAACTCTCTTTCATTTGAGTCATCATTCATATATTCTTCAAGCATAGATTCTCTAAAAGCCTCGTCCGCTTGATCATATATGGCATTACCATGACCTTCTTCTACAGCATCGTCAACTAATTCTTCAAGGTGACCTTTAGTATTGTATTCAATATTTTCTTTTGCCCATTGATATACATGCTCGGTTGGAGAATGATTCCAATCTTCACTTATTTTTTCAAGTACCCATTCTGTATATTCTTCTTGTAATTTGCTATGTAATCTACCAACTTCACTTGGGCTATTCCATTCACCATCGGCTTCGAAAAATTCATATATTTGGTCAAGACTTCTTACAGGTCGATCTTCATCATAATCAGGCTCTGGACCTGAATCTTCATCTTCGCCACCTGCAACATCAGGTACATACATTTCAAATTCCATACCTGCTATGGCACCGGTGCCTGCTGCTAATTGCTTTAATGAGCTTGGACTCATATCTATTTCGTCCAAGACTTGGGTTTCATTTAAAAATTCTTTTGCTCTCATAGTATTATTTAGTTAATTACCCCAATTTGCTAACAGTCCAACCTTGTATAAAAATGGTAGATTGTACACATCATTGTAATAAATCTTTATGGCATTGTTGATTGCTTTAAATTCTTTTTCACCGGCATGTACTGGGAACAAATACCAATGTTTATTAATCGCACGGGATAGTGTACTTGAAGGGCCTTTATTTACACCTAAACTTTTTGCCCCTGCTTTGGTCATAGATTTTTCAAATTTCTTTTGAATTTTAACTAGTTCAGGATTACTATTTGCTTGTTCACTTACATTGACCCAACCCCAACCTGATATCATAACACCGGGTGTTTTACTTAAACTGATCCAATTTCTACGACCACCTACTGTTTGGCTTTCACCCGCTATTAATTGTATGCCCTGATCTCTAAGTGCTATCTTGTACAATAGATTACCAATACCCATACCACGATATTCTTCGTCAACGGTAACAAACTCTACGGTGTATGCAGGTTGCAATGGAAAATCTTTTACTGGAGATAATACCAAGTCACCTATTATTCTGTCAGAGTTATTAACTATGATAATATGATATTGACCAACATCATCTTTTGGAATAATACCATATCTTAAATCCTGATCATCGGGAACAGGCTTTAACTTTTTAAACATAGCATTTATTTGTGTGCTAGCCGCTCGTTCTAGTTGACCGATGTAATCCTTGCCTTGGCTTGATAATTCAGATTGTGGTATTCTAACAATAGCATCTTGTACTATTTCTTCGTCAACCACAAACTCATTTAGTCTCATTATGCACGAGCTTTTTTCAAAGTAGCACGTAACATCCAAGCATTCTTTGTATACAAATCTTGTAACTCAGCCATATAGTTAGCAATGCCTTGAGCATTTTGCTCGGTAGCAACATCAAATATTTCAACTACTAGTCTTGTCATTGTTTCGGAATTCTCTAACAATTCTTCTAGCATTAATTCAGCACGAGGAATTTTATACTGTTCTTCAATGATACTTAGTTCAAGCATTCTACCCAAGCTTCCAGGTGAATAACTATCTAATGTTCTGATATATTCAGCGATAGTATCAATAGTTTCGTAAATATTTTCATACATTTTATTTAAAAATTTATGATATTGAGGAAAGTCAGGGCCTTCGATATTCCAATGAAATCCATGTGTTTTAGTGTACACTACAAATGTACTTCCTAATAGAGTTTTTAATTTATCTGCTAACATTATTTTGGGTATCCTTTTCTATTCCAATAAAAATCAAAGTCTGTCATTTCTTTTTTCTTCCCTGACAATGAGCACGTTGTGAAAATCCTTTTGGATGACTACAATCTATGCTTCTTTTATATTTATCGCTCCACTTCTCTTTCAATTCTTCCTGCTCACTAGTAATAGTCATTATACGATAACCACCTTTCTTTTTAAAAGGACCATATTCTTGTTCATAAGACCCAGGCATTGGTAAGCCTTTTGTTTCGCTTATGCCTTGAAGAATTGAACTTTCATTAGTTTTCTTTTTAGTAGCAACATTGATAGCTTTTCCGTGACGTTCTGGGTTAGGATCTTCTCTACGCTTTCTAGCGGCCGCACTTGCACGACCCTTTTTACCTAAATTTTGTGCTTTGCTTTGTGGTAAACATTTTGGTTTACCTTCACTGTCATCACCTCTAGCACAAGCACCACGTATCTTGCCATCAGGTCCAAATCTTACCCACTTCTCTTTGAACCATTTATGTAAGTTTTCATCAGTTTGTTCTATACCTTCTAATATAGAACTCTCACTCTTTGTTCCCCAGTTGCTAGCACCTTTCTTACGACATTGTACTAATGCACCTGACGCATACGCACTGGGCCATACCTTGTAACGACTTTTTACTTTATAGTAACAAGCATCTTTCTTTTCGTTAATCATTTCTTCACTAAACATTGGACCACCGCATTCAGGACATTCTTGGTGATCTTCGTTGGTATTCTTCACACAGTTAGGATATGTTTTACCAAACATTATCTTGTTACCTTCTTTATGGTAACCTTTCCAACAAGCTTCGTCAAGTTCTTCTAATGTCATTGTTTGCTCCCATACTTGACTATCTTCTCCGCGATTTTTATCCCAAAAGTGTTTACCGGCTTTGGTTTGATCACTACTGCGACGAATAGTAAACCCAAGACTTTTTACATAATCATACATTGTTTTGGCAATGCTCTGCCCACGAAACTCTTCATCTATAGCAAGATCAGCAGGTACTAGAGTACTACCATCGCGGTCAAATACAGCATAACCTGCTTGATATCCATCAACTATAGGACGAATGATTACTTCACTGCCATCAATAGCAACATTTAATTTTATACCACCAACGTCAACATTAGTGCCTTCCGCTATACTCTTTTTTGCTTCTGTTAAATTATATTTTTTACCAAATCTTTTGGCATAATTAACATATCCGTTGTGTGTATTGAAAGTTCCCTGTCGGTCTCGTAAGAATCTTTCATTGGGTTTTGGAATTACCCAAACAGCACTGGGTTTTATTCCACCATAGTTAACCACATTGTGGTATCGTTTCATAAGATACTGTATAGTAGAATCACTGATTCTATTTACCAACCATTTACCGGCAATAGCAATCGTTTCAAAATCAACATTGGGTTGTTGTAATTTAACTCTAAGTTCTTCAGGAACTGCTTGACCAATTTTTAACAGATTTGGTTGTAAATTTTTAGTATTAACTAACTGTCTTAATAAGCTACCTAGTTCATCTTCATCTGGTGTAACAGTTGCTAAGTTTTTTCCTGAAAATTCAAATACGTAACCATTTGGTTCTTGTTTAATATATTCAGCATATTGTTCGTCGGGAACATTAGACATAAAACTATATCTAACCGCATTACCAAATTCTTTAGTCATATAGACGCCTGGCAAAGGTGCAAAATTTTCTTGACCTTTATATTTTTGTGCTATTAATTCTGGATCAATTTTTAACCCTTGACTAGAGATACCCTGATAACCAGCCTTGGTAGGTGTTCCGTGATATAAAACACTGGATTGTAGTTTTTGATCGGGCACAACAGCTTCCTCTACACCTTGTTTGTAGAGTGATATATTTTTTAATGGAATAACTCCATGATATTCTATGGTGTCACCTTCATTGTCTTGTACATTACTATCAATTTGAAACTTGTTTGGATCTAGTCCTGCTGTAGAAATTTCAAGTATAACAATTTGATCCAACCACTCATCGGGAACCATGTCACTAGTTTCAGCATAACTTTCTGCCACATATGGGTCTAAAGCAAGATATACGACACCACGCTTACTATCTTCCCAGTTTCTCTTTCCGCCTGCACCTAGTCCTTTTAATTTGATATTCTTTAATCTTGGTTTATAAGTAGCATGGTATAGTATTGGCGGTATACTTTGTTCTATGCCTTCCGCCACACCTTGCTGACCTTCTTCTATATTTTGTAAAACTTCTTTAGCGTGGGGCAGGACCTGTTGTAAAGTAGGGCATTTACTTTTTCCATATCCCAACTCTAGCAAATTTTTCTCACTAATCTCAATTTCTTCTGCGTTACCGTTATTTGGATATTTTTGCAACATCCAATTAACATCAGTCTCTCCAGAAGCATCAAGACGCCATCTTTCATCAAGTTTTACATACGCATGAATTAATACTGTACTACCCATTTGTTCATCATACTCAACCAATGCCATTAATGGCATCTTAGATAGTCTGTGTAATGCAATTGCAAAAATAGGGCAATCACCTTCTTCAAAATTCAACTTGCCTTCTGCTACACCTTGCTTACGCAATGTATGCCGTGCTTGGCCTGCATCATAATCTGCACCTAATCGTTTGTATATACTGGCAGCGGCATTATTCGTATCTGTATCTGATGTTACCGCATACTGTTTACTTAAACTTTTTAACAAATCTGTATAAAGACCACGACCTCTTAACTCGTCATCAAACACTTGAGAATATTCAACTACCAGTGAATCACCCGCTAGATCAGCCCAAACACCAGCAACAGTCTTACCAGCAGGATCAGTTACTCTGACGAATGTGTTTGCCGCTACATCACTTTTCCAAGGTACTTCACGCCCTGCTTCAAACCGCCAAGTGTAACCTAAGCCAGTCGTTCCACTAATTGGTGACGAACCATCTTCAAATACATCTCTACCCCAAGCTTTCCACATTTCACCACCTGCAGTACTTTTATATGGACTTGGTTTAATATCATTACCTAGATTCTTAGCATATTGATACATTGCTGTAGCAATACCTTTGCCACGATATTTTTCCTGAACTTTAGTGTCATCACTTTCTAGCCAACTATCACCGTTCTTACCTTTTTTACGAACTAATACAAAACTTGCTGAGCCTATAATATCCATAGTTTTAGGATCATATGCTTTTACTACTAGACCCTTAGCATCTTTACCATATACCATAGATCCTTCAAATTCACTAGCATCAAATATGTAGTTGCCAATTTTTTCAGGTTTAGTACTAAAGATTGGTGCATTCTTTGGTCTGTTAAAAATCTCTGGGCTAGTTTTTTCTGTAACTTGTTTTTCAGTATCATCCTCAGGCTTTTTAGTTGGAGGAATGATACGGTCTAGTTCTTTTTGAAACTTTTCTCTATCAGGTTGACTTTTTTTACGTTCACGTTCTAATGCACGATTAAAACGCAATTGTGCTGGACTAGGCCCACCCCAATAGGATTCTGTTACATCATTTGTTTCGGTATCCTTGCCAATACCTTTTAAAATGCTGCTCACAGTATTATCCCTTAATCTTTTTTGCTATCTCATGTGCTTTAACTATTGTACTTTTTTTCAAAGGTGGACGATCACCTGTTGATTTCATGGATTGAGCCATACCAATAGCATATGGATTAGCTTTTTTCTTAACACTTTCACCAGCCATTCCATTACCAATAACTCCACCAGTCATTTCATTTGCAAATCTTTGCTGTTCCATGTACTCACGCACAGTGTTTAAATAATCACTGGCTTTGATAATCTTTTCTTGTACCCAACCTTCTATACCATCTTCTTCGCTTACATCACCAAGCATATCAAAAATCATTTTTGCATTTTTAATAGACTGATAAAGATCGCCTTTAGCCATTTCTACTTCTCTATCAGTTCTATCTGATGCTTTAGAAATGAATCCTCTTGTGTTTCTGCCGTGTCCAGGAACTAGAATTAAATCTTCTTCTTGTAAGTCATCTTCGTTGACTTTTTCAGGCTTGGCAGTTAAAATCTTGCGAGCTTCTTTCTTAGTTAGATTATACTTCTTTTGAAACTCGGCATCTGTTAAATCTTTAATATCCATTGCCAGTTCTTTGACACGACCTTCAGTTAAGCTATTAGCATATGGCTTACTAGTTTTCTTACCTTTGAATAAGTTACCTACTTTTTTCTGTCCATAGATACTTGGATTTCTTGTTTGCATACCGTTCATTGCAAACGGTACAGTAGCAACTGAACCGGCAGTTGTTGATTCTATAATCTGATTAATTTTCATAGCGAAGTTCCAAATGATATAGTATTTATCAAAACACCAATCAATTAGAACTTCCTATTTAAGTTAGAGAATTAACTCCACTTGATGATTACGATACCTGAGCCACCGTCAGAGTAGGGGTCACCGCTATCTCCAATTGCCCTGCCTCCGCCGGCGACAACAAGATACTCAACAGTACTAGTCTTTTGATCCATCATGGGATTAAATGTTGCGCTTAGAAAACCTCCTAGATATTGACTCATAATATTATCCTTAGAAGGTTATTGTACCACTGCCAGATGTGAACTTGTAAATCTTATATCCAGAGCGGCTTGCAGTATCTGGAGTTGGCACAGATGGTCCGGTTGTTCCGTTACATACCAACGATGATGTCATTGCACTAATACTTGGCAATGAACTTGGGTAAGCAATGATTACAACTCCAGACCCACCAGCACCTCCGTTGAAGTCGCTAGTGCCGTTATTACCCCCGCCACCACCACCGCCGCCGGTATTAGTAACGCCTGCTCCGCCCGCAGCACCTTGTCCGCCGGTCCCGCCAGATGACGGAGATGCAGGTGCTGTTACGGTTCCAGTATATCCACCGCCGTTCCTTGCGCTACCAGAACCACCGCCCGCATAAGTTACTGAAGTGCCGGTAATACTAGAGGCAATTCCAGCGCCGCCAGCGCCTGACACAGAACCAGAGCCATTACCACCAACACCACCTGCACCACCGCCACCACCAGATGGATAAGGTGATGCAGCAGGTGAAATACCGTTCCCACCACTTTGCCCTTGTCCTGTGATTCCAGCACCACCGGGAACTCCCCAAATGCCGGCGCTGCAGGCACCTCCACCAGAAGCACCAACTAAACCTTTTGCAATTCCTCCACCTCCACCTCCACCACCAGAAGCGGTAATACCACTAAATACAGAACTAGAACCACTAGTGCCGCTGGATTGAGCAGACCCTCCGGTTCCGTTTGCACCAACAGTTACGGTTATTGCTGAACCAGAGACAACCCCAAAGTTGCTGTGTGCTAAGTAACCACCGGCTCCACCACCACCACCCAAACTACCACCTCCGCCTCCGCCACCAACAACAAGTAATTCCATGCCGGTAATGGCAAATTGAATTGGCGATGATAATGGAGCAAGATTTCCACTTGTGGTAAAAGAATGAACAATGTAACCGTTAGAAAAGTAAACAGTTCCACCAGAAAAATACTGTATCGTTCCGGGATAACGGACGATGACAATACCGCTTCCGCCCGCTGCGCCCGCACCAGTAGAACCACCAGACCAACGAGAAGCTGAACCTCCTCCTCCACCGGTGTTTGTTTGTCCTGATGAAGCGGCGTACGCATAATTAGTATCAGAAATGCCAGCGCCAGCACCGCCGCCACCTGCTCCACCCAAAGTGGCAACTTTTGTAGTATTAGTTGACCAAGAACCACCGCCACCACCCCCGCCATAACCTATAACAGTCCCAGAAATAGCAGATGCAATACCAGCGCCACCATTGCCTGAATTTGAAGAATTAGCGTTTAATCCAACAGTACCTGCACCACCTCCTCCGCCACCAACTTGATTATTTACGTCAATAGTTAATCCATTTCCACCAATTAAACCTTGACCAGCCACTCCTTGAGCACCAGTTAACCCAGTAACTGCGCCGCCCCCGCCACCTGAACCACCAGTTTTTGCACTAGCGCCCGTCCTATTTGTTCCACCACCTCCACCGCCGGTTGCAGTCACAGAACCAAAAACAGAGTTTTGGCCAGAAGTTCCGGCAGTACCAGAGCCAGTACCTGCATCACCTGTAGCGCCGCCCCCGCCAATGGTAACAGTATAAGAACTACCGGCAGTGATACCAGCATATCCTTGTAGTAACCCGCCGGCTCCGCCGCCACCCCCACCGTCATTTGAATCGTATGCGCCGCCACCTCCTCCAGCAACAATCAAATACTCTACAGTAGAGGGAGGGACACCTGTCCAATCTAGATTTCTAATTGCTTGAGCGACTTGGCTCAGTGTCCACATTCCACTGTATGCTGGCATTTCTATTATCCTTATGCTGGTATTACGAGTTCAGTCCAACTTGTTGAGGCTTCATCCCATGTATACATCTTACCATCTGTTGGCATCGGTGTAGGTGCTGACCACAAACATGTGGCTTCATCTAATACCCAACTGGTATATGGTTTAGGTGGAATGAAAGCATCTCTCTCACTATCATAAGTGAAACCAACGCCTGCATAATTCTTACGCAGTGGTGTGCCACCTTGTGTATGTACTCCACCTTGTGTGTTATAACTGGTTTGAACCCAACTACTAGGATCTCCCCAATGTCCTAAAGCAAGAACTTCTCGTTCAATCACAATCACTTGGGTGACTATGCCGTTTTCTACTCGTGCAAAATGTGCCATTTTATTTTCCTCTTATTTTAGAAAGTTATTGAACCACTACTGGTCCAAATATATATCTGATATCCGTTGTTGTATCTAATTTGTGGATTGCCGGTTGTGCTTGCGGGTGGTGCTAGATTTCTAGGATAACGAATGATTACTATACCTGAACCACCATTGCCACCGGTGCCAGCTGATGTTGAATATCCGCCACCACCTCCTCCACCTCCACCGGTGTTTGCAGTACCTGCAGTTCCTGTAGGCTGACCACCAGCACCACCTCCACCAGCACCACCAATTCCATTAATATTATTTGCAGGTGTATCAGCGGCAGCACCTCCTCCTCCGCCAGCATAAAAAATTGGGCTGCCTGTAATGGTTGAACAAAATCCAGTACCACCTGGACCAGCAACTTTGCTACTGATAAAAGAATTACCCACTGATCCTGCGCCTCCTCCTCCCCCACTGGCATATGAAGTAGTAGTGGTAGCGATGCCTCCCGCATAACCTTGTCCTGAAGTTCCAGCACCAGCTGTTCCTAAAGTAGGACCTGCAGAAATAGCACCACCGCCACCAGATCCACCAGAAGCGCCATTAGCAACGGTGTAACCTCCACCTCCTCCACCACCTGTTGCGGTAATAGCGCCAAAAACAGAATTTTGACCACTACCACCGACAGTACCGGCAGATGGAGTGCCGCCGGCACCAATTGTAACAGTGATTTGAGAACCCGGTGTGATTATATATCCTGAAGCAGTTAATAACCCTCCGGCACCACCTCCGCCGGCAGGACTAAAATTTAAAACTCCGCTACCACCAGCACCCCCGCCAGCCACTACAAGGTATTCAACCGTGCTAGTCTTTTGATCCGTCATGGGATTAAATGTTGCAGAAATGAATCCTCCGAGATTTTGTTGGCTCATGGTTACCTCGCAATAGAATATTTAAATGGGTTTTCCGCAAATGCGGCATAGATGTAGGTTGAACCATTAGCATTAAATGCACTGTCTGAACTTCTAATTTTTATTCCATTAGAAAGAATATCAAGAGTGGTAAATGTTGTTTCAGCAATAGCAGAATCTGGTTCTAAAAATAAGTTAGCAACATTATATGTATTACGACTAGTATCATAAATAGTCCAAATATATCCATTGCTATTTGTACCTTTAATCATTATCCATCTAGGTCTAAATCCCATATATATAAATGGGCCGTCAGCACTTCCATTCCCAGTCCAAGAGCCAAAGGCTGAATATCCTGCTACTGGCGCAAAACAATATGCCACTGCGGTATTTCCAGGAGATGCTACAACTCCAGTTCCATTTGTAAACACAGTAGATGTTGGAGCTGTATTATTCCAAAAATTCGCAGATGTTATTGCCGCTAAAGTTTGATTTAAATAAATCCCTTGTGTAGCACCCATTGCAGAATGATAAGTAAACCAATCTGATGTTGTGCCTCTGGCCTTAACAATAATCATACTAGGTGCAACACCCAGCCCATGACCAACTGTAATAACACTTCCAGTTGTGGTATAAGTAACAATACTAAACCCACTTCTAGTATTCACACTTACTGTTGAAGTAACTGAACCTGCAGAATTAGATGCCCCTGCGTTGTTACCAGCCTTCCAATTCCATGCAACAAACGTTGCACCGCTCGTGTTTACACTTAGGTTGTAATCAGGGCCAAGGCTAAAACCATCTGCATTAAATGACACAAATTCTTTGTCGGCGGGCTCCGGGCCAGTGTCGGCAGTTGTTACGTTTGTGCTTAGAATATAAGCGCGGGTACGAACAGAATCAACTAAAGTGTGATAGTACGCATTGCTTCTTGATTTAGCCCAAATAAAGTCAGGTTGAAATCCAACGCCAGTTACAGTTTGTGTTGTACCGTTACCCGTGTATAGCACAGTATTGAAGAACTGCCCAGCCAATGTGTTGCTTGTTGCGCCGATTATCGGAGTCGGTAGATTCTGTGTACAGAGTGCTTGGAATCCTGACGGGGCTGTGTAGGCAAATGCTCGTTGACCAAAGTTTGAACTACCAGTACCACCAGTAGTACCTAATCTAAACACAGGAAAGACTGTTAATCCAGTAAAAGTATAACTAATTGCCGTTTGAGAAACATTGTTTTTGTAAAAGGTAATTAAGTTGTTGTCTATGTCAACAGCAACACCAATCACATCGTTTGCTATAAAAGTCGCGCCATATGCCGAGGCTGATCCATTTACATATTTCTGTCCGTCTGACCGATAAGAAACGGAATTACTTAACCATCCATCAGAAACTAGATTTTGATTTGTAGCAACGCCTATTTGTACCAGGGTAGGGATTGAAGTTGGTGTAAATTCAAAATACCATTTACCACTAACAAGGCCCATTGTTCCAAATGCGTCATCAGCATTTGTACTACTTGAATAGTCTAAATTACCATTAGACAGTGTAATAGTACTATCTTTTGATATGGGGTTCCAAGTAGCATAATTACCACGCACCGTACCGCCAACACCCGTGTCAAACCCATACGGGGTTGGACTGTCAACCATACTACTGTTGCCGATGCCAGCAGTTACGCTGAAATTGTTGGGAGTAAAATTATTATTGTTACCTGAATAATCTTTACCTAATGTCGTAGCAGTTGTGCCGCTGTTGTCTGAGAAGTTAAGATAGAAACCGTTTGTACCATATGTACCAGTGTACTGAATCGGTGCCCATACTCCAGTAGTTGTGCTGGTTGTGCCAAAGGATGATGGGGTTAACTGCTGCCCGTCAATAATGTAAATCTCAGTTGCAAATCCACCAAAATAAGTATTGTTGTCTTTTCCAAGATACGCGGCGCCGGTTGAATTAACCCCTGTGGTTGAGTTTTGAGTTGGATTGGCTGTGGTGCTAAAAGAAGTAACTTCAGAGCCATTGACGTACACCCGAACTCTATTATTTGCTGTTGCTTGCGTTGTATCCACTGCAACAACAATGTGATACCAAGCACTTGGATCACGAAATACTTGTGTGGTAATACGCCAATTTGTTGTCCATCCACCTAGAGCCAAAGTATCACCAGAGGTAAATGTTATGGCAAAAAACCCTGTATCCGAAGCGGTAAGTTGTTGATAAAAAATTCCTTGTGTAGAACCAAGTGCTCCGCGTTTTACCCACGCACTCCATGTCCAAGTTTGTTGGTTTCCAGAACTTGCAGGTGTACGAGTTAAATAGGTAGAATTCGGGATATTAAACCTTAGACTACGGGAAATTTGATACGAAGTATTGTACACCGTTGGTGTTGTTGGAGCTAACGTACCAGACGATGTGAAAATGTGAACAATGTATCCATTGGTGTAGTTTACCGTACCACCAGTGTAGAACTGAACATTGCCGAGGTAACGTACAATAACAATGCCTGAGCCACCTGATCCTCTTGTTCCAGACCAAGAACCTCCTCCACCTCCCCCTGTATTTGCTGCTCCACTAGTCGCAGTTGAACTATTTGAACCAACACCTCCTCCACCTACCCCACCAGACCCTTGTGTTCCTGTATAACCGGACCCACCGCCACCTCCTGCATATGTTGTAATTGTTCCACTAATTGCTGAGGCTATACCAGCACCACCA